CGCTCATATCAGCGGGAAGCATCTCGGCTATTTCGCCACTGCCGAGGACGCTGCCATTGCCTATGACGCAGCGGCGATCGAGACCTACGGCGAATTCGCATATCTGAATTTTCCCGCAGAGGAACCCACCCGTTGACAGCGTGGCAGCGGTGATATTATTCATCGGCAGATCAATGTGCGGGCTTGAAATTTGGTTCAGTTCGTTCTATATGCCTGCCACGCATAGGAGAACGCGAAATGGCAGGCAACATGGCCACCAAAGAGCAAACCGAAATCCATCGGCGCGAGCAGCTCGAGCGTGACCGCGAAAATCTGCGCGACGCGCTGCTGATCGAGATGGCAAAGGCACTATCGATCATCGGCCAGTGTACGGCGGCGATCCAACCCACGCACGGTGATCTTCGCGTGAGCCTGGACACGAACCGGACACGTCTGGCGCAACTGAGCACGGCGCTCCACGCGGCCCGTCACATCAACCCGCAACCCGTATGAACAGCGACTGGCCAAAATATCCGCCATGACTGATCCAATCGACATAGTTGGCCCGCTGCTGCGGTCTATCCAAGCCGATCTGCGGGAACTGAAATTTACCGCAGAAGTCGATCGCAAAAACGCGCGATCGAGCTTCGATCATCTTGTTAGCGAAGTGGGTGCGACGCTTGGCCTTTTTGAGGCAAAGCTGACCCATCAGCTTGGCGAAATGAACGCCCGCCTTGACCAGCTTACTGGCCAATTCGATCAATCACGTGCGGAAGTCAATGTGCAACTGGAGGCGCTCCGGACACAGCTTGATCGCATCGAGCAGGCCGTGACCAAGCCGTGATCTATTCCGGTGGTGAAATCCGCATGAACAGCGCCGAATGGCCCAAGCTCGATCAGGGCACGCCAGTCGGCTACCGGCTGATCGTCGTCAATATCGCTGATCACCGCTATGGCGCAGAAGCCAAGGCCGAGACGATGCAGCCGCTGCTCGAACTAAACGAGCAGTTCGCGGAACTGGGGTATGAATTTGTGAAGCTCGAAAGGATTTTCGGATCATGACGATCTACCGCTACCATTATATTCCATCAAAGCCGGTTACCTTCCAGGCTTTGGGCGATATCCGCTGGAAGTATCTGGAAGCTCCGCCCGCGATGGCCGAGAACATGGCCGGGTGCCCGGTCAGCAAACACGAACACGGCGTCATCGCAACCGACCGCTACGTGCTGCAATCGATGCTGGAGGCCGCTGGTCTGACGCCGGTCAAATCGGCATGACCAGCTACCCGCTCGTCATCCCCTCGCTGCGCTTTGCCGGTCTCTTGTCCACATGGGCGGCGGAAGCCGATATCACGATCGAACACAGCCGCGCCGTGGCCCCCAAGCCGGGAAAGGGCCAACCGGTGATCATGGTGTTCCGCACGGTCGCCGATCGCACAGCGCTGCTGGCGGTCGCCCGCGATAAGATCGAGGCGATCCGCACCGCACGCTGCGGCCCTCCCGGTAAATCCGGCGGGCGCAAAAGCCATCCGGTCGCGCTCGACAATATCGCCAACCAGCTTGAAGCCGAATATCGGCTGATTTCGTGAGGACGCCATGACGCTCAAAGATATGGAAGATTTGTGGGAGCTTGGCCGCACCATCCATGAGGCACGGCTCAAGCTGGCATGGGGCGCTGCCGCCGCGACCAGAGAACCGTGGCCAGAATTTACGTCGGCCTATTCGCACAACCCGATCGCCTATGTCGATCTGGCGCTGGCCAGCGCAGCGGCAGTCCGCGACCGGTTCAACGTGACGCCCAAAGAAACAACCGAGGCATAGCCGAGGCCGCAGCCGGAAGCGGTGCAAGGCTAGGGGGCTGGTCAGTGGAGGGGGATTTAGGACGCGACGGCGACCTCCCTGAGGAAGCGGGCCAGCCCCCGGCGCTTCGACAATTTTAATCGGCGGTATCGGCGGCGACTTAATTTGTCGAGGGAGGTAGCAGTGTCGGAAAAGGAACCGGACGAACAGAAGCCTACACCGGAAGAGAGGGGCGAGGCGGAGTTCAAAGCCCAAATGCGGCACAAAAAAGCGCAGCGCAGGCCGCGTCCGGTAGACCCAAGCTAGAGGGTCGGCGGTGCGGTTGATGCCACCAACCGCACTTTTAATCCGACAATTTTAATCGGCGGTAATTGGCGGCGGTTTAAACCGCCTTTATCCAAATATTTCAATGACTTAAAATTCGCCGCCAAAAAATCAGTTTGGCGGATAACTGCCGCCGGTTTTCCGCCATCAGCAATTTCAACGGCTTAAAACTGAACGTAGCCGGCCAATTTGGAAATAGTTAGCGAAAGTGGCGGACTGGGTGGCGGACTGAAAGAAGCCCCCCCAGGGCCTCCAGACGCGCAAAAGGCCACAAGACCGGTCCTTGGACCAATCTGTGGCCTTTCGTTTACCAGCGGCCCGCAGACGCTGGCGCTGGGCTTATCTGGGCAGCGGGCTATTCGGCGGCGACGAGGCGGGCACGGAACCGGCTGGCTCGACACCTCCGGAATGATGGTGCGACACGTGGCGGCGCAAGGACGCTGGGCGCACGTTGTGGTGATAATAGGAATGCCGATGCGCGTAATAGTGAGAGCGCCCGTGATGGCGATGCCCGTAGAGCACAGGGGGCGGTGGCGGTGGCGGGGGAGCCTCAAAGACCTGCGGTGGCGGTGCGGGCGGGATCACCGCCACGGCCTGCGGCTCCGGACGCGAGCACGCCGCCAGCGCAGCGCAGGCAGCAGCCAGAACAATCAGACGGCGCATTGGTTTCCTCCTGTGGTAGGTTTCCATTATGGCAAACATCGCTCTGGTGATGATCGTCAAAAATGAAGCGAAATTGATCGAGCGCTGTCTCGACAGTGCCCTGCCGCTGATCGATTACGTCTCGATCGATGACACCGGCTCGACCGACGACACCAAGGAGATCATCCGCCAATGGCTCGACAGGCACGATATTTCTGGCGACGTGTTCGACAAACCTTGGCAGGATTTTGGCACCAACCGCACGATCGCGCTTCAGCGGCTGCGGGCGCATACCGAGATCGACTACGCACTGATGCTCGACGCCGACGATACGCTTGTCTGCGCGGCGGGCTTTGATCCCGCCGTCTTTAAGGAGGGGCTGAGCGCCGATCTCTACCATGTCGCGATACGCCTCGGCGGCATCCGCTACCACCGCCCACAGCTATGGCGTAACGCGCTCCCGTTTCACTATCGCGGCGTCGTCCACGAATTTCTCGTCAGTCCGCAAGGAGCGACGATCGGCACAGCGGCGGGCCTCTGCATCGTCGCGGGCGTCGATGGCGCACGCAGCGTTGATCCCGACAAATACCGCAAGGACGCGGAACTGCTGAGCGATGCCTTGGCGACCGAGGAAGACGCCTTCCTGCGCGCCCGCTACACTTTCTACCTAGCAAACAGTCTAAAGGATTGCGGTGAGACAGAGGCGGCATTGGGCCAATATCTCGCGCGAGCAAAGCTTGGATTTTGGGATGAGGAGATATTTGTCAGCCTGTGGCGTGCAGCGCAGATGATGGAGGCGCTCGATTACCACAGCCACAAGATCATCGGGATGTATCTGCGCGCGTGGGAGGCCTTTCCGCAGCGTGCGGAGGCCCTGCACGGCGCGGCGCGCTACTGCCGTGCCCACGATATGCACCAGCAAGGCTATCTCTTTGCCAAGGCAGGCAGTCGGATCAGACAACCCGCCAGCGGCCTCTTTGTCGAGCCGTGGATTTACGACTACGGCCTACTCGATGAACTCAGCGTGACCGCCTACTGGATCGGACGCTATGGCCAAAGCTTCATGGCCTGCCAGCGCCTGCTGGGGATGGCGCTGCCGGCGGAGACGCACGCACGCATCGAGATCAACGCCCGGTTTGCCAAGGAAAGGCTAATGTAGCTTGCCCTCCACTTGCTCCAGACGTTCAGTCAATTGCTGGATCGCGCGCAGCGAATAGGCCAGCATGGTCGCCAGATCGATGGCAAGCGTGGGCTGCGTCTCCCAGTCGCAACCGACATCGCCGGTCTCCGGATGATCCATGTTAAACTTCACCGGCATATCGGTCTCGATAACCGCATCGGGAAGCGACGCCTGCACCTGTTGCGCCGTAAAGCCAAGCGCGACATGACTACGTGCGTCGATGATCTCTCCTTCCGGTGTGACACGCGGAACATCATAGGAATAGAATTGCAGCGGCTTGATCGCCGCCAGCGCGTCGCGCTCGACGCTACTGATATTCCGCTTTAGCCGCTCATCCGAATAGGCTGAGAAGAACTGCGCGTAGATGCCCAGCCCGCTGACAAACTGCATGTGGTTGCCGATCGGCGCTCCCCAGGTGTAATCAAAATTAAAGGCCGCCCCACCAAGACAGAACCCATTGTTGGCACTAAGATGCTGGACCGTTGTCTGGCCGCCAGGGACATAAAGAGTGCCGTTAATCTGACACCCGCCGTAGTCCATGATGTAGCTCGTGTAGGTCGCGTTTGAACTAACAGTATTATTGCAATTGACATTGCCTCCGACACCCAAAGTACTGGCGATATCCGCATTCCCGGCGCTGTTGATATAGTTAGAATACACAGTGTTACTGTTAAACTGACCCGCGCAGGCCATGTTACCGGTACTATAGACATAGCCACCCTGCGCGGTCCCGTAGGCTGTAACCCAGCCACTTGCCGCGATATTACCACTGCTGCCGACATAAGCCGCCTGAACATTACCGGCAAAGGTCGCGTTGCCACTATTGACGACGAGGCCGTTCCAGACATTCAGCCCGCCATAGGAATAGGTGCCACCCTGGACGGTGATCTGCGCGCAGTTGAGATTGCCGCTGGCGACATTGGCCCCGTTATAAGCAGTCAGCCCGCCATTGATGGCCAGCGCGCCAAAAGTGGTGATGTTGCCGCTGAGATCGATCTGCAAGCGAACCGCTGCGGCGGTTTCATCATTGATACTCCAGATACCGCTGGGATATACGCCACAAGTCCAAGAACGCGTGCCGGCAGTAGTATAGTAAATGCGCGCGTAGTAGCCGTGATCGGCATAAATCTGCCAAGGATCATTACCGCCGGGGATATACGCCCGCCCGCCGCCTTGGCTGTAGAGGTAGCCATTGACCTGAAAAACACCAAGAGCATAGGTGGTGTTGTGCAGATAGATCGCGTTTGAGCCGCCTGCGTAGATATCCGTTGTGCCGATACCACCACTGCCGATCAGCAAGCTATTCCCGGTGTTGATCCCCACTACATTACGGGGCGCTCCACCCGTATCTTTACAGTAGTAGAAATAATTATTGGAGATAACGATATTTCCCTGAAACCACGCCGTCCCGATATCGACATAGAGATTGGCACCACCCGCGATATGGACATAGTTGTCGGAGAGGATGCCGATTAGCGCGTGGGCCGTCCCCGATGTATCCTTGCCATTCCAACTAACATTATTGTTGATGACCGGTATGCCGTTAAACATGACAAAAGGTGCTGAACCGTCATTGATATAGACGTTATTGTCGGAGCCTTTGAGGATCAGGCCGCGCGGATTGCCCGCCGTGTCGAGACCAAAATACCACGTGTTGTTTGCCAGGATGGTCGAGATACCGCTTTGAAAGCGGATGTGGCCGACCATCGTGCCGCCCGCGAGGGGCAAATACGCGCCCAAATTTGGACCGGCGGGGATCAATGCGGTGACAAAATTGGCCAGCGCCTGCTGCCAGTTTGCCATCCAGTTAATCTGATCCCCGTTATCGTAAATATATTGCTGGATTTGCCCCGATATCCACAAACACAGACTGCTGGCAACAAACGTCCCCTGTCGGATCGCCCGATTGTTAAAGGCGCTGATCGCCAGCCCTGGCATATTGCCGGTACCCAGCAACGGATCGGCAAAATAAGCAGGAAGCCCCTCAAGATTGGCCCCCGCGCCAATCGCCACCGCCTTAAAATCGGTCCCGACCGGTGTGGTTGTCGCTAGCTCAGTCGGGATCGGCGGATCACCAGGGAGCTTTGGAATTTCCAGCGGAGGGCCGCCATTGCCGTTCATCACGGGCATATTGTCACTCATCAGCCGCTCCATCCTCTTGAGTTCCGGCGGTGCCCTGTCCTGGCGGCACCATCACGCCCCAATAACCCTCATTCCAGCCGTGGACGCTGTCGCTGTCGCTGTCCCAGGCAAAGAACGGCTCGCCTGGGCTTGGCTGTAAGGCGTAGGCGCGCAGGGCTACGCCTTCAGGCCGTAAGTCCATCTGCCCGGTGAGGAACAGCGATAACAGCACTTGGTCCAAGATTTGGTCCGACATCAGGCCGTACAGCATCGTCATATTGCCGTAATCCTGAATGATCACCTTTAGCCCGGCATATTCGAACAGCGTGTCCCACGCCGCATAGGCCTGTGGGATCGAACCATCCCAGTGATTGGCGATAATCGTCGCGTAAAGCAGCAAGCGATAATGATAGTCGTCAAGCCGCTCCAGACTAGTGTCGCTGTCCGCCGGCCCTTTCCAATTGGCTTGGTTCCAGCCATTGCCTTCGTCGTCCCAGGTGAAAAAGACACTGGGTATCTCGATCCACCGGCTCTTGCCGATCCACTGACCGGTAAAATCCTCTTGTTGCCCGACAGAATAATCGAGATCAAACAACCCGACGATGCCAGCAATGAGTTGCTGGTCCTCGACAATGCTCTCCAGGCTGTCCGCCACCGTCGCCATATATTTGGGTTTTTGATTATGCTCGGACGTGATGCGGTTGAGATAATCGAGCGTGGTAAAAGTCGGGAAGGGAGACGGATAATCCGGTAGCGGCTTGATAAGCTCGCTGATGACAAGCGAGGCCACCGCCGCTGCGGTGATCGTCCCAAAGAGGACATTCTGCCGCGACTGGCTGGCCGCAAGGAGACTGGTCCTGGCGCTGATCCGGCCTGCAAAAGTCGTCGCGTACCGACCGGTTGCCCATGTGACCTTGCCAGCGCCGGAAATCGAACCAAAGAGCGAAAGCGGATGTGGTGTGAGATCGGGAAACCGGAGACGGGCCTCGCTGATCGCGCTGACTTTAGCGGTCAGGTTGATGTGTGTTGGTATCGATATTGTCGGCGGAGAAATCCGTATCTGGCTACGCGCGCCGATAATCGTTGAAAGCTGACCAGACACCCACAGATTGGCCACGCGAAGACGCGCGCTGCTACGCCCACCAATCCTAAGGGTAAGCTGGCCTGGGTTCTGCCAGAGAAACGGCGTCCCGATCCGCGCGCGGCTGCGCCCCGCGATCGTGACCGACAGTTGGCCGCGTTGCCAAAGCGCCGCCGTGCGGACCTGTATTTTTGTCTGGGCGCTGACACGCGCGGCAAGGCTTAGATGAAGATTGCCTAACCTTGTCTTGCTCGCCGCACTAGCGCGCCCCGCCAGCCACGTGACGCGGGCATAACCTATGGCACCGCCAAATATCCTGCCGGTGAGGAGAGCCTGAAAAATCCGCAGGCTAGCCTGCGAGGCACTCCCGATCCGCCCCGACAGATTGCGTGGTTCAGGGACAAAATCGCGAAGGGCTGTCTGAGTTCGTGCGCTGATCCGGCCCGAGACATATTGGATAGGCCGAAATGTTTGCAGCGATAATTTAGTACCGCCGCTGATGCTGCCTGACAGATTATGAACAGGCAGAACGCTGCGTGCTTGTGTATTCGCAGTAATCCGTCCCGCGACGTTGAGAACCAAAACGGGACCCAACGGACCACCGCGAGCTTGTGTGCTCGCCGTGATCCGGCCTGCTACATTTAGAACCGCTGCGGCTTGCGGCCCAACTGGTGTGTTGGCGGCCATCTAGGCAAGCGAGACAACCAGCGAGCCAGCCGGGAAGGTCGCCTGGACATTGACGCCAATGGCCTGCGAGGTGAATTTGCGGACATTGCCGTCGCCCGATGTCGCGGTGTTGACCGCCGTGCCGCCATTGGTCACGGTAAACGTATCGGTCAGCGAATTGGCAACCACCAACGGCCCGGTAAAATTCCCCTGCGAGAAGGTCGGTGGTGTGCCCCCGTATTCGGTGGTGAACATCACCGTATCGCCATTGAGATAACCGTGACGCGGCGTGGTCAGCACGGCGGGCGAGGCGGCGACAACCGAGGCCGGTATCCAGGCATAACTGCCAAAATAATCCCACGCGACCAGATTACCCGCCGTCAGCGCATCATAGAGACCAAAGGCGACAATCGTCCCCCAGGAGCCGGTCGATGTCGGGAAGACGATCGGATTGGCATTCTGGATCGTGCTGGGGGCCGTGCCGGTGGCGGCGGCCCAATCGGCGGCGGCGGTGGTCGCGCGGGCGTAGGCGTTGCCCGCCACCTCGGTAAAGCCCGTCCCGTCATCCAGCCCCGCCGCTGTAAAGAGCGCGACAAAGGCTGGTTTGAGGGTAAAGATCGCCGTCTTGCCGGTGATATGATTGAGCACGCCCTGCGACGTGTAGTTGGTCAAGCCGCTCATGGTCTCTCCTTCTAGCTAACCAAGACTGTAACCAAGCTGGCATCACAGTAGGCCGCCTCAATAAACGAAATAAGGACATCAGTTCCTTGCACCGCGTTGTTGTCCCGCGCCTGCAAGACCGTTGTCACGTCGTAGGTCAGCCCATCCGGTTCCGGTAACTGGGTCGCGGCGACCAATTTGGTGTAGTAGCTGTCATAGCCGATCGGCAGGGAGGTGATAAACGCGATCACCTGATTGACGATCGCGTTCTCGATCGCGGTGCTAAATCCCGGCAATGCCGTGATCAGCAGATGGACCGTGATCGATACTTGCATAAGCTGGTAATAATTGATCTGCGACGGGATACCGCGACTATCGTAGACGATCAGCTTGGTGGTGCCGTAGGTCGGCGAGCCGGGCGTTTTCCGCAGGGCAATAGCTTGGCCGATCGACTGCGCGTCGCCGCCCTCGACCACGGCGGCCATCGAATAGGCCGGAATACCATTGGCATCGGCGGCATTGGTCGGGTTCTCATAGATCATCACCCGCTGCACACCGGGGAGATTTTCGATCGCCCCCTGGATACCGACAACCACGGTCTGCGACGGATTGGCGACCGATTGCGTCTGCCGCCGCCGTAGCTGCGCATCGGTCTCGATCGGCTGGCCGATCACCGCCGGTACATCGTTGGTGACCGTCTGCCAGCCAGGGATTGGTGTGATAATCTGCGTGATCGTGCCGACATCGGCAATAATCGATCCCATAACCGTGCAGGTCGCGGTCGCCTCGACTTGGCCTTGATAGGGGATGATGACACCAGCCGGTAATTGCCAGACCGTCCCGAGACTGAGATTATCGCCAACCAAGGCATTGCTGACATCGGTCCCCGCGACCCCCGCGCAGGTCACAATGACCGTGCTGGTGCTGGCGGTGAGCCGCCGGATGCCGTTGATCTTGACGACACTGGAGAGACCGACGCCTTGCGCGTAAGAGGGGCTATAGGCTTGGTAGGTCGCGGCGATCGTCATATTGGTATCGTTGACCGCCGAGGCGATCACCGACACCCACTGACCGTCCTGCGTATCGGGATCGAGATTGACATCGGCCCCGTAGATCGCCTGATATTGCTGCTGAAAATAGGCCAGCACATCTTGGAAATGCGGCACATAGACGCCGGTTGCGTCGATCATCGTAATCGGGACAGCCATCGGCTTACCTCATCGGTGGCAAACGCGCCAAGAGCGGTGGGGCTGGCATCCTGGCAGGCATCCGGTTTGATGGCTCGACAACGACATGGATGCCTGCGGTCGGCGTCGCCGTCAGGCTCACTGACAGCGAGACGCCGTAGATCGTGTCGATCGTCGCGTTGACCGAATAGGCGCGACTATCGGGATCAACCGAACTGCCATAGTTGGTGATCTGGATCACACCAAATGTCGTCATGATGCGAGAGCGGATCGCGGCATCACGCGATAGCTGCGTGTGGACGCCGAGGATGCGGCCCTGCAAAACGACAAGATCGTTTAGCGGAAAGCCACCCCACGGCGTTCCAGCCACAGTGTCGAGATACCATTCGCCCGAGAACAGCAGGAGCCGAGTTTTTACGGATTGGCCGACCGCATCCGGCACATCGTGCCAGAAATCCCCCGCCCCGTGTCCGAACTGCATATCACCGTTCGCATCGAGCTTGCGATAGCGCATCAGTGTGGCTGTTGCGGCGGGGGCGGCATTTCGGGCATCCCCAGCCCATTTGCCGTTTGCGGGGCCTGTGTCTGTAGCTGGCCGCTGATTGCCTGGATCAGTGGCGCGGCGACGCGATACGGCGCATCGGAGAGCGCGCCAAGCACGCCGTTCCACTGTTGGGCTTCCAAGGTGATGGTAAAGGGCTGGTTGGGCGCGACGGGTTCAGGCATGGCTTTCCTCCTCTAGTAATTCGGGGACGCCTACCAGGGATGCCGGATCGGGCATCGGTGGCGGCGGCGGAATATCGACAGCCGGGACCACCTCTGGCGGCGGCGGGGGCATTGCTGGCGACGGTTCGCTCACTGGCACGCTTACCGCGACCACCTCAGGCGGCGGCATCACCGGCAGCGGCGGTGGTGGCGATATCGCCGTGCGTGGCGGATTGCCCAAGGCCGCCAACTGATCCTTTAGCTCGTCCTGCCGCGTCGTCAGCCAATCAACCACAGCATTAGCCAAAGCTGGGGCGTTTGGCAACGCAACGGTGACACCCACCGACGCGGGCACGGGTGGGGCTGTTGATGTTGGCGGCGGCGGGGCCGCCAGGGGCGGTGTGGCTGACGGAGCAGGCGCGACGAGACCGCCCTGCACCATGATAAAGGAGATACCGCTACCCTCTTGGTCAAGCAGCACCAGCGCCTGCTCGATCACCGCGCTCTCATTGTAAAGCGCGTCAGCACTGGGGGCGTCCGTCATGTCCCCGTCGCCCCTGTCGCGCCCGTAGCGCCTGTCGGCTTCCACTTTCTGACCGGTGGATCGGTCACGCCCAAGGCTGCTAGCTCCGCGTAAATCTCGTCATCCCGTGCCTGGAGCGCGGTGATCGCCTCATCGATCAAGCTCTGCGGATTGGGTGGTTTTAGCTGGATAGAAACCGCCATCATAAATGCCGGGGACACGGGGGCCTCCGGATCGGGCGGCGGCGGCGAGACCACCATCGATGAGATGGCCCCGCCATTCATCAGAAAATCGATCGCCGACTGGACCTGCTGCTGCTCCAGATAAAGCGTGTTGACTTGTGGGACATCGCTATAAGCGGTCATCGGGCCTCCAATTGCGCTAGGCGCGCCTCCAACTGCTGGATCGCGCGGATATAGTAGCCGTGCAGCCGTTCATAGTTGATCTTCATCAGCCCTGGCGTCGCGTCGTGGGTGTGTCCCTCTGCGGCGCAATCGCTGGGCATTTCCTGCGCCACCAGACCGATCGCCACCGGGCGGCGAGCGACTTCGTGGCCAAGCGTCCTTGCGTGTTCCGGTGTCCATTCAAACGATCGGACCGGGATTGCGCAGAGCGCGACCAGGGCATCGACCTCGGTATCCCGAATATTCATCTTGACGCGACGATCGGATACACCATCAACAAACACTTCAAAGAGCGTGCCGTAATAGTAATGACAGATGCTCCAACCGCTCGCAGTACCGGGTTCAGTACAGGCATTAATCCCACCTGTCAGATTTGTTGTGTGAACAATCCCATATTCAAGGGCTTCATCAATTCGATATAAGAGATAACCATTACTGCTGTCCCAACGGAAATTAACACCGTTATTCGTATTGAACGTCCCTAAGTGACCGGCATTACCGGGGCCACCGAGCAACTTGCCTGTGTATACTAAGCCCCCAGTTATATTACCGTTTGCGACTATCGAACCGTCAACCTGCAAGGAACTACCAGTATGAATAGGTTGCCCCGTCGTAACCCAGCCACTGCCATTGTACCACGACACACCAGCAAAGAAGATTTGGCCACTGGTATTAATGTTCCCATCGGAATAGAAATCAGGCACCCGAAACACCTGATTAAAGCCAAACCATCCGTCGCCTCGATTGTAAAGGACACCGCCTGCGACATTAAGCTGGCTAGCGGCGTATAAGTTTACCGCCGAATGTATTGATCCGCGAACTGAGTAGATTTCACCGGCATTATTGATTTGCAGATGATCGCCCGCATTTCCTGAATAGACCCGAAAGACATCAGCATCAACATAAATACACCATTGGTTTGTGCCTGCCTCCTGCAAATAAAGATGCCCACCATTACCTATAAAATTCGAGGTAGTCGTAATACTCCCGCTTGTGCTGATGCTAGCTGCGGAAAAGGAGCCGCTAACCGTCAGTATGCTGTTGACCGTCAGATTGCCGTTGACCGTCAGATTATCCCAAACACGAACAAGCCTGTTACTAGCCGTTGTTCCCGCACCGACAATCCCAAGCGCGGCACCATCAAAACCACGGTAATCAATTGATCCCGCACTAGGCTCGTCACCGGAATTGACCGCAAGCCGCCAACGCCTCGCGGTAAAATTCGAGAATGTTTGACTTTGGAAATCGGCTCCCTGAATTTGTACGACAACGGGTCCTGTTCCACCAGAACCAACAACCCAGAACGGCGCACCTATAATTACAGAACCAATGGAATTATCGATGCGAATAGGACGGAGCGAATTATAACTGCCAAGGTAGTCACCATTCGCGGTCAATAACAGGTACGTATTAGTCCCATCATTATACCACATCGAGCCGTAACCGGAGCCGTTGGACATATGAAACTGCCCCTGGCCCCCAGGTCCTGTGTTCATCCCATAAATCGGCCCGGTAACTTGCCCGCCCGCCAGCGGCAGGAAGGGCAGCGCTGTCGTCGCAGCGGTCCAGTCGGTGATATCGATATGGGTCAGCACGACATCGCCGGTCCGCCCCGCGACCGAATAGACCTGTCCGCCGCCGGCCCCAGAACCGGCGACCCATTTCTGCCCGTCCCAGGACCATTGATGCCCGCCGCTGGTGAATTTTTGGTTGAGCGTCGGGCTGTTGGGATAGTCGATCACGGTCATGCAAGCCTCGCTTTAAGCGCGGTCATCTCAGCGCTCAATTCTTGCACTGCCTTCCACAGAACGGCGACCAGTTCGCTATAGATGAGGCTTTGGCTGGAGCCATTTTTGCCGGTATCGATGCGGTGCCCGCCAAAATTATGACCCTTGAACACTTCGCCGACATGCTGAGCGATAAATCCCCAGTGAATGATGTCCTTTTCTTCTTCCACCGGGCAATCTTTAAAACGATAACGTTTTGGTACTAATGCGCGGACAAAATCGAGACAATCTGGCACGTCCTCGATATCGGTTTTAAACTGGATATCGCTTTGCGTGGCAAACGTATACGCACCACACCCATACCAAGCATTACCGTTGGCAGTCGGCAGACCGCACCATGTGTTATTGTTGACGGCTGGCTGGAAATGCGGGTTGGTAAATATTAGGGTATCACCACCAGTGGAGTTCCATAACTTCGCCCATCCGCCTGACGAGTATAGTTGCCAAGCAGTAGGCGCTGTTCCGGTGCGGTCGTTGAAAACGAAAGAGGCGCTTGACCCCGTCGTGGTTATATTAGCGGAAGTCAGATTACCGGACAGCGTCAGATTACCGGTACCACCGGACAGCGACATGAGCGATGTCGACCCGCCAGCATTATAGAAATAGTAAGCGCCGTTGCCCGAAGGCAGAATAAACACATAGTTATTATTGGTACTTTCGACATAAAGCTGTCCAGTTGAGTT